GGTAGACACCCAGAAGAAACTATCTTCTACACGCCTTAAGGTACACACTATATGGCACAAGAACTAAAAAGTATTAATCTTGTAGCTCCGGGCTTCAAGGGTATCAACACTGAGGACTCACCGTTGTCTCAGGACCCTTCTTTTGCTGAAGTTGCTGACAACGCAGTGATTGACAAAAGAGGGCGTATAGCAGCACGTAAGGGCTACAACGTAACGACTACTAACAAGACGGAGTTAGGTAGCGACAACCTGAGTGCTATTAAGGAGTTCAGAGACGCTAACGGCAACACTAAGATCTTCTCCGTGGGCAACAACAAGATACTCAGCGGTACAACCACGTTGGCTGACGAGACTCCGGGTAGCTACACAATCACTGCTGACGACTGGAAGATGGTCAACTTTAACGACAGTATCTACTTCTTTCAGCGTGGGTATCAGCCTCTGATATACAACGTAACTGCTTCAGGCAGCCCCGGAGGCGCTAACAGCAACGTAGTGACACTAGGCTCTGTCAACAGTGCAGCAGGTGTTGCTTCAACGATGTACGGCAATGAAGTCTTGGCGGCTTACGGTAGACTCTGGACTGCCGACTTCGCTACAGACAAGTCAACTGTTTATTGGTCTGACCTTTTGATAGGACATGACTGGTCCGGTGGAACCTCTGGGTCCATCGACATAGCTAAAGTATGGCCTGATGGTTTTGACGAGATTGTTGCACTGGCTGCACATAACAATCTTTTGATTATCTTTGGCAAGCGTAGTATCGTAGTTTACTCAGGTGCTGACGCTCCTGCTACTATGGCTTTGTCCGACACTATTTCCGGTGTTGGCTGCGTAGGCAGAGACACGGTACAGTACACTGGTGTAGACGTAATCTTTCTTTCTCAGTCTGGCTTAAAAAGCTTCGGAAGAACGATACAAGAAAAGTCCATGCCAATAAGCAGTTTGTCCGGAACGATTACCACGGACATCATTCAGCTAGTCAATGAAGCAAACGAAGTTTACAAGTCTGTGTATTACCCAGAAGCAAACTTCTACCTACTAACTTTTACAAACCAAAACATGACTTATTGTTTTGACATTAGAGGAACTTTGGAAAACGGGTCATACAGAGTTACACGCTGGCCCGGCACTAGTTTCACTTGTTATGAACGCAAGGACAACGGAGACTTAATCATAGGAAGCGCACAGGGCATAGGGCAGTACACAGGTTTCCAAGACAACGGTAGTGCCTACAACTTTAAGTACTTTAGCCCTGAGTTGTCTTTTGGCGATCCTTCTAAACTTAAGTTTCTCAAAAAAATTAGGCCGACGATAGTAGGCGGTAGTGGGCTTGACATTCTACTAAAGTGGGACTACGACTTTGGAGCTTCTTACAACACAAGTATTATTACTTTAAAAGACGAAGCAAAAGCAGAGTTTGGTTTAAAAGAAACTCCAAACGGTGTTGAGTCAGTAAATGAGTACACCGTAGCACAGTATTCTGACGGTGTTTTAACGTCTAAAGATTCTGTAAACACTAATGGCAGTGGAGGAACCTTGACCATAGGTATGGAAACAAGCATCAATGGTGACGAACTGTCAATACAAGAAATCAATGTACTTGCACTAGTAGGTAAAACAATATGAGTAATTATACTAAAGAAACGCAGTTTGGTGACAAAGACACTCTGTCTGCTGGTGACCCTAACAAGATTGTTAGAGGGTCTGAGTTTGAAACTGAGTTTAACAACATTGCAACCGCAATAGCTACAAAGGCAGACACTGCTGGACCTACGTTCACAGGGACTGTCACGATACCTGCCCTGACTTTCACGGGTACGTTGTCAACGGGAACGATTAGCGGAGGAACCTACTAATGGCTGATGAAGATACAGGATCTAAATTCTGGGAAAACTTATTCGGTGCCGGTATTACTGCCGGTGGTTTAGCACTGGGTGCAAAAGCCTACGAACAACTGGGTGAAACAGGCAGAAGAGGCTACGAAGAACTAGCTGGTACGTATGACGAAGCAGGTAACTTAATAAGGCCGGGACTAGCACAGACACTTTCAGGTATGCTGGAGTTTCAACCGTACACTGTGACTTCTGCTACTGGCGGTCAGTTTGGAATGACACGAGATCCTGATACGGGTCAAATGACTTACCAACTAGCTACTTCTCCTGAAGAACAAGCCATGCAACAAACTTTGTTTGGTGGTGCAAGTCAGTTAGCACAACAAGCCGCTGCTCCTTATGATCCTAGATACGAAGAACTAGCTGAACAAGCATACGGTGGTGTTAGTGGTTTGCTTACACAAGCACAGCAAGCTGCTATGGATGCTGGAGCAATGGACAGAGCAGCTAGAGAAGAACAAGTCTATGGACAGCTTAGGGCTTTACAGTCTCCTGAAGAAGAACGTCAGCGTTTAGCTTTAGAACAGCGTTTAGCGGCCCAAGGACGTTCAGGTGTACGTACGGCTCAATTTGGAGGTACTCCTGAGCAGCTCGCAAGAGCTAAAGCTCAAGCAGAGGCTCAAAACCAAGCGTCTCTTATGGCTATGCAGCAGTCAGGCGCTGAACAACAATTAGCTCTTCAAAGGGCTGCTAATTTACAAGGTCTTGCTTCCGGTATGTTTGGTATGGGAACTCAAGCCAGAATGACTCCTAGACAGTTGCAGGGAGTAGATCTACAAAATATGTCGGGAATGATGGCTGCTGGTTACGTACCACAGGCACAATTGCTTGGTGCATTGCAACCCGGTATGACTGCTGCAGAACGCCAGAGACAAGCTATGTCGGAACAAGCCGGTGCTTATGGAGAAACTTATGTTTCTGGTTTACAAGCGTTGCTTCAGTCTGGCCTAGGACAAGCTGATTTAGCTGGTTCTTTAGGAAGCTCAATTGCTAAGACAGGCGTTGAAGGTTTGTTGGGCGGTTTGTTTAGCTAAGGAGAATATATAATGGCTAGGTTTGGAGAAAGTTTTTTACAGCAGTTAGGTAGACCCGGCTGGGCACAAGGTATGTTTGGCCTTGGTGAAGCTATTGGTGGCGTACAAGGTCAACTGCAGCAAAAAAGAAAGGAGCAGGAACAACTAAAGCGTTATGACCAGATCGCACAAATGAGCGAGCAGGGCTATGCATCAGCACAGTCAGGCGACGTTGCAAATTTAACTTCAAGGATAGACCAGCTACAACAAGCTAGAGAAAATGCTAAAACTTTGGAAGAAAAACAAGCTATAGGACAGTCTATTTTAAAGCTTCAAGGACTTTTACCCGGAGCAGAAAAAGTTTCTATAGGTAACAACGCCAGAGAACTTGTTAATATTGACCAATCTCTACAACAACCGGGTTTAACTGAGACTGCTAAACAAACTTTACGACAAAAACGTGAAGATTTAATGAAAGATCCTAGGACTGTGCAGCAGTACCAAGCTTACCAAATGTCTCAGTGGAATTTTGAACAAGCAGAAGACGACGTAAAAGCAGAGCAGTATCTTGATGAAAATTCACGAGCTATTAATCAAGCAATACAAGACAACGATTCTGAAGCTCTTGAAAAAATTGTTTCTAATTCTGGAGAATACTCTGAAGCTGTTCAAGGTTTTATAAGATCTGCTTCTGAAAATAACAGAGTACTAGAAACACTTAGAGAAAAAAGAATAGAGCTAACAACTGCTCCTGATATAGAAACACATACGAAAGCAATTGAAGCTCTTCCTGAAGAACTTAGAAACCAAGTTCAACCTTTGTTAGATGCTTATACAAAAGTTTCAAAAGAAGGTTGGAACCCTAAAACCGGAACATGGTCAGAAGGGTCTTTAACTCGTGCAAAAGCACTACAGAAAAAACTTACAGATACTGTCTTTAGTTTAGGTAACCAAGCTGCTTCTAATATGTATTACTCTAGGTTAGCTGAAGAAAAAACCGTAAGAAAACAGATTAAACAAATAGAGTTAGAATTAGAAGCTCCTATGAGTTCTGAGTATCTTAAACAAGGGCGTATTATGCTCCAAGCTACGTTGCCGCGCGGGGAAGTACCCTCATTAGCTGATATAGAAACACAAGCTAAAGCTTTATTTGAACGTGACCGTAATCAGCTTATACAAAAGCTTGCTTCTTTAAAAGGAGAAGAACCCGTTGAAGAAGTAGAAGAAGAACTAGAAAAAGGTTCTTTTGTTGTGGTAGGAGGAGAAAATACAACTGTAGCCATGTTTAAAGAATCTGTTTCTAAACTAGGTGAAGAAGAAACAATACGGAGATTAAAAAAACAGGGGGCAACCGAAGCAGACATTAATTTTTTAAGGGGGGGAAAAGCTCCTGAACCGACTGAAAGAGAAAAACGCATGGAAGCTTTTGGAACTAGGGATGAACGTGTAAGCGCCCTTGGTAGAGGTTTTGTTGCACGTACAGACGCTTTAGGAACTAGAGAAGAACGTATGAAATCTTTAGGGTCTAGGGCTGAACGTATGAAAGCTTTAGGATCTAGGGAAGAACGTACATCTTCTTTGTTTAATTAAGGAATGTAAATGTCTAATTGGTTATTAGAAGATGAACCTAAAAGCAGTAACTGGCTTCTTGACGAAGAAGACACAGAGTACAATGTCTTAAGATCTGCAACAGTAGACTTCCTTGAGTCTGCTATTGGTGCTGGCGATGAGCTTGACGCAACAGTACGTGTTCTTTCGGGAGAAGCTGCTGGATGGTCTGAAGCTATAGAGCAGTCTCGTGCGGAGCTACGTGCGTTCGAAAAAGAAAACCCTAATGCGTCTAGGGCACTTAGTGTGGCCGGTTTTGGGGCAGGTCTGTTTATCCCCGGTATTGGTGTTGCTAAGATTGCACAAGCTGGCACAAAGCTTGACAGAGCGTTGAAGGTAGGCGGCTTAGGCGCTGCTGAAGGTGCGGTATACGGTTTCCTGAGTGGTGAAGGAGAAGGTAGACTAACAGAGGCAGGTATTGGTGCTGTTGCTGGCGGAGCTTTAGGTGGACTCGCTGGCGGCTTCTTAACGAAGAATGTTGATGAAATCAAAGAAGCTACACGTAAGCTTGATGCACAAACTTACAAAGGCAAAGGAAGTTTTATAGGAGGTCAAGACGGTTTTGTTAATGTAGGAAAAACTAAAGAGCCTAGTCGAACAGGAATAACTCGTGACACTAGCGGTGCCCCACGAAAAGTTACTTCTGTTGTTTCTGATGCTGCTCGTTTAGAAAAGAAAGGAGGAGAAAGTAGCACAGTAGGTAACATCTTTTTAAGCACTAGGGACTGGCTTGTTAAAAACGTAGGAGAAAGAGCAGCTAAACTTGCTGAAGATGCTGAAATAATGATACGTCATGACCAGCGTGAAATAGACGAAATTTTCGACACGACTTTTTTGAACGCTGCTAAGTTGTTTGACGAGAAGCCAGCATTTAAACTACTAGCTTTAAACATGAACAAGACTATAAAAGAAGATAGTCGAGTATCTTGGAAAGACTTTAACAACGCCGCTAGAACTCCTGAAGAAAAAGCAATGGTTAAGAACCTTGAAGACCAGATTAAAACTCTTCAAGGGATAGACTTTGTTAAACAAGGGGACGTAGACTACTTTCCTACAATAGCTTTAAGAGAAACTCCACAAACAGCTAATCCAGAAGACTACGATAATCCTATTAAAGCGTTAAAACAGTACGCTGAAGATGTATCAGCAGCAAGGGCATTGGCTGCTCGTTTTGACATAGACGTTAGGGACTTAAGGCCGCCTGAAAATGTTAAGGCAGACATTACCCGCAAAGAAAGCCGTGTAAATGTTGTTATTGAAGCTATCGAAGAAGAGGCAAAAAAACAAGGAGCCTCTAAAGAAGTAGCAGCTAACCTAGCTAACGGCTTGCGGTCACAGCTAATAGCGTCTAAGCAGGGAGGAAACACAGCAGGTGCTGTAGCTAGGCGAGTAACTTCTGCTTCTCTTTTAGCTAACCCTATGAACGCCATTCTAAACTTAGCTGAAGGAGTAACTGCTCCTATCTATCAAAACGGTGTTGTCGCTTGGGCTAAAACATTACCTAAAGCTGTTCTGTCCACACTTAATGAAAACCTAGGTGTTAAGAACAAAGGCTGGTTATCCAACAGGGAACTAGGTCTAGACAAAGACTTTATGGGCGAGGTCAGCAACGCTGGTAAAAAAGCAATGAATGATGCTGCAGATTCCGTAAACTTTTTTAAACTTGGTCCAACTGCTGTAGAAACAATAGACGTGGCAGGAAAAACTCTTTATAAGTTATCAGGTGTCCAGACTGTCAACAGGATGGGTCAAGAGATCTTAAGTAACTCTGCTGTTCAACGTGGTTTTGATCTTGCTAATGACGGTTCTGAAAAAGCCTTAGCTAAACTCAGAAAGCATGACGGTATGCGCGGCTTAACAGAGGCTGAGTTTAAAGCTACAGTAAGCGCCTTGAAAGATAAAAACTTAAAAAACCCTTGGGTTATTAACTTTGCTGGGTCTGCGATGAACAAGTGGCAGCCTGTTAGTGCAAGTACAATGCCCAAGGCTTTTCATGACAACCCCAATGGACGAATGGCGTACAGCATGTTGTCCTACATGAACAAGCAAATGAACAGCGTTAGGAATGACGTTGGTATTAATCTTTTAAAGATACAGTCTAAAGGCTTAAACACTAAAGAAGGAGCAGAAGCAGCCAAAGAAGCTATGCTTAACTCTGCTAAGTACGCAGGTATCTTTGGCGTTGCGGCAGGTGTCTGGGACGACTTCAGAAAAACTCTTGACTTGTCTAACGACAAAACACTTGAGGACTTGATGACTCCTGAAGGCATAAGTTCTTCTATGTGGAATCAACTCTGGTCTAACATGTCAAGCGGTGTTATTAACATCAGAGCAGAAGAATACGGTGGAAAACCTTTTGAGCCTATACCTGCTCCTATATCTGCTGGCTTTAGGTTAGGCAGTGGGTTGTTTACAGCAGGTGAAAGAGCAGTCACAGGTGAGCCTGAGCCTCTTACTCCGTTATTACGTGGGGCACAAACGTACCTCCCCGGTGTTGCCAACGTAGACAGAGTGCTACGTATGACAACAGGGGAACGCTTGTTTGAAAAGTTAGGTTTACTAGAGGACTAGATCTCGCAACTGTTGCCAACACAGGCCAACTGTTGTGACCCTTCGGTCATGTCTGTTTCCTCAACGATGTCCCACTCGATAGTCTTAGGAAACTCCTTGACTAGCTTCTGGTACGTCTC